AGAATCATGACTCCTATTTGCTCTTGAGTTAAATCATCACCACTATGAATAAAAGTAGAACCAGGTGCACTCATCAATGTGTAACCAGTTCTTGGCCCATCTTCATCAAAACACATGAAGTGTCTTCCATCTCGTGCTTCTATCGCAACACTAGAGGTGACATCTCCTTTTGGGCTTAGTTTGCCAAAAGTAATACTGCCATTCATGGCACTGATCACTTGGTTCCAAAAATTCTTTTTCTCAGACATTAGTATCCTCCTCCGTAGCCACCACCGCCACCGCCACTACTTGGGCTAGGTGTGCTAGGTGCTGGTGTTGATGGTGTTGATGATGGTGCGGGTGTTGGTGTTGCTGGTGCAGAGTAAGTTCCTCCAGATGCTGGTGTTGTGCTTGGTGTGCTGGTCGTTGGTGTTGTTGAAGGAGCACTTGTAGGTGTAGTGGAGTAACTTCCTCTAGTTGGAGAACTGATAGCTTCTACAGTATCTTCTCTAGTCTCAGTCTCAGTTTCAGTTACAGATTCTTCAATATCAGCTGTAGAAACAGTGCTAACTGGTTTAACGACAAGTCTCTTTTGAAGACTTGCGAGTCGAGTATCATAAACTATGATATCCGTTCCAGATGTTTGTGCAGATGTTCCTGCATATCTGATGCCATTCACATAGTATACATTACCATAGTAAGGTTTACCATCAATATAACCATTTATATTTAACCCAACAAGATCAAAGACTTGAACAAGATCTTCTTGAGTTATTACTGGATCTATTGGTTCTGGATCACGGATGATATCAAAATTGGGAACAAAAGTAGCATTAATTCCTGTCTCTGTATTCATTCTGATTTGTGGAAGTTCCGTAAATCTACCACCCTTATCTACAGATACAGATTTTATTTTACCAAATGGATCACAATTATATGATAGAACTGTGCCGTTACTTGGTATCACTTCTATTGTGTCAACACCACAATTATGATTAAAGCCTGGATTAGTTACAGTAACACCCGTTAGTTCAAGAACAGCAGGATATTGAGGAACTGTTTGAGGTGGTGGGAGATAACCTTGACCACTATCTCTAACAATGACTTGAACAACGACACCAGTTAGATCACCAGTTCCTAGTATTGATTGAAGAACAGCACCACTACCATTATTACATGGATCTATGACTTGAACTTGAGGAGGTGTTTGATATCCAAAACCACCGCTAACAAGATCAACCGCAATCAAATTACCACTACTATCCACAACTGGATTTGCACTTGCTCCAACACCACGACCTCCAAAAAACTTAAGTGCTGGTGGGCCACAAGGTTGATCTCCAGTTAAACAAGGGTCTGATCGAAGTAGATTTTTGGGAGTTAGTGCATTGACCTCACTAATTGTCAGAAATCTTACTTTTTCATCACCATCAATAAAAATAAATTCTGTGTCTGGATTTAATTCTGCATAGGTATTTGCATCAGCAATAGATACATTTTGAATATATCCATCAGTTTCGCTGATGTATCCTACTTTAATATTATCAAATGACGCTTGTGCTATCGGCATTATCCTAAACTCTCTTGAATAGTATCATAGATTACATCATGTGGGGTTGTTGTATGTGCTATACCAACCATCTTAACAACACTTCCATCATCTCTCTGATGAACGTGGAATGGGCCATAGTATGGTTGACCGTTAACATAACCAACAAGGTTAGTTAAATCAGTTACTCTCGATTTTGGTTTAGCAAATGCTTTTTTAATTGTAACACCTTGTTTACTAGAACTCAACTTTTCTACCCTAGTTCCATAAGATTTTCTCTCACCAACAGACTGTGATGTGTTTTTAGCAGAATCAGCAACTGATGAAACGCTAGGTTTACCAGTTGATCCACCCCCACTTTGCATTGTATGTTCATCATTTGGTGAACACTCTGGATCAGGATCACAATTAAATATTTTAGTTATGGAGTTGACAAAATTTAACGCACTCACTATATCAAAACTCATACCACCTAAAGCACCTAAACCCAAACCAGCTGGTGATATGCCACCACGCGAAGCTCCCGCACCAACAATAGCACTTAACACTCGTGAGTGAACTGAGGCAAGACTACCAGCAGCAGAAATTAAATTTGGTATATTACCAGTTCTGATCGCTTGGAAAGCATTTCCTATTCCTATTAAAAGATTTTCATTAACACCTAATATATTAGATGCTAAACTTAATCCTGCTGCGATACCATCTGGATTTGATTTGTCATCTATTAAAGATAATGCCTGTGCAATTAATGTTTGATTATCTGGTGTATTTTCACCAGCAGCATCTACAAATGCGAGTAAACCACGACCATAATTTCCATCTGCCCAAAAACGATTTGCACCACCTATGGTATTAGGATCTATGTTTGCTTGATCTGCTAGAGTTTGAGAGATACTTAAAACTAAATCACCAGATGATAAAGATGAAAGAACATTATTCTCATTAATAGCATGATCAATCGCTCCCTCGTTTTCAGATCCAGTTTCAGTAGAAGTTCCTCCTAAAGAATTTTGAATTTCATCTATTACAGGGCCAATCGCACTATCAAATCCTGACATAATTGTGTTAATTGTTCCACCCAAAACCTCACCAATAATTTCCTCAGTTTCACAAAGTGGTGTGGGTCTGTAAAATCCATCAGCAGTTGGAGGTGGAACGTCACTAGAACCAGACGTATCTAATGTAGGAACACTTGGTATTACTGCTGATGTAGTCACACCAACAGTTCCTGGCTCTAGTTGTGCATTAACAACTCCTGCATCTGATACAGAAGCATTAGCAGCTGCTTCTTCTGCTTTCTTTTTCTTTCTATTAAAAGCCCTCCTCAACGCAGCAGCAATTAATCCTGCAAGTGCAAGACCAGCTAACCCATTAAACATACAAGCAATCTTCTCCAATCCCTCAACCTTTTTCTTTAATAATTCTAGTGAGTGTGAAGGAGGTGCTAAATTTTCTAATGGTGCAAGTTTTTCATTAAACTCCTTGGTTGTAAACTGTTGAAGTTTATTCATTGTGCCCTTCATATATTTTGCCATTTCTTCAGACGCACTTTCTATTGCTGCATCTATATTTTTATTGTTCTGTAATATTGGTAAACCTGCAGCGATATCAGCATCTCTTAATGAATTTTGAAATTCTTCTATCTTAGAAGTTAATGTGGATATAACAGTCTGTATATTTTTTGTATCAGATTGTGTATCTGGATTAGGGCAAGCGAGTGCATGTTTCTCAACCAATGTATTATATTTTCTCTCGTCAGCAGTAGTTTTTATATTATTCGCATCTGACGACTCCATAGTTACGTTTCCACTTGATGGTGAACTATATGCATCATTTCCATTTTGTTTTGGTGAGAGATCTCCGTCTTTAAGATGTTTCTGCTCAACAGGTTCTTCCTTTATCATCTTAGAGAAGAAACTTATTGGAGTGAAATTCTTTCCTCCACCAGCCTCAGTTCCCTGTCTTCTTTCAAGTTTAGTCTTAGCATTGTTACCAAGACAACCCATAATTATGGGAGTCTGTTGATCCTTTCCATCAAGAAAGAATCCAAAAACAAAACTACCTTGTTTAATAGCAGGTGATTGATATGATCCACCATGACCAGTTCCAGCAGTCACGGGATACATTACTTGAGCCCAAGGAAGTTGTTCTGCCGTTACATCAGATTCATCTTGATCATGATGACCTATAATTCTAACCTTATATCGATATCCCCATGCTGGCATCTCTGAGATTTCTTCAAACTTATTAGGATTTTGATTTTCTCTCCACGTTGAATCGTCAGCAACTTGGCCTATGAACCAATAGAAACTGCCTCCTAAAAAACCAGGATTAAATAACGATGACGATTCCATATTTGTTAATCGTCATATACCAGACACTCTGGTTCATCAGGATGTATATCGCAGAACACTTCTAATACGTTTGGGTCATGATGATCTCCTGCTTTGATCTCATCTTTATGATGCTCTACATACTCCTCTAAATCATGCAACTCATCCTCAATATGATGACGCATGGGTTCAGAAGTTTTTGGATCTGCAAGGATCTCTTTGTCTTTTGCAATGTGGTCTTCTATGCTTTTCATAAGTTACCTCGTGCTATGATTACCTTTTCTGCCAAACGAATCTCTTGCTAAATTTAATTTAGTGTAAGTCGCATCAGCATCAAGAAAGTG